TGAGCCACCTTCTTTAAGCTGCTTTAATTTAATTTCAGCCTCTTCAAGATTTATGTCGTTAAGTCTTTGCTCAAATTCAAAAGACGTTAACTCTTGGCCTATTCTTTGTTGCGCTAACAATCTATTCTGAACAGCCGACAGCTCTCTTTGTTGGGACTCAGAAATATTCTGAATATCTCTTGCCTGACTCATTGCAAAGTCTTGTTGAGCCATCAAGTCTGCTTGTTTTTGTCTAGTTACATCAGCAGCCATAGCTCGCATCTGAGCAGATTGAGTCCCTAATCCTAGATTACCTACAGCTTGTGCAGCCTGGAGGAGACTTTGCGGGTCATTGGGGTCTACACCCTGAAGGGCTTCCTGAACCTTCTCAGACTCAGTTCTAACGTCTAGGCCCAACATTCCACCAACACCCCTACGGAGTGCTTCTTGTCTTTGGGGCATCTGCATAGATAGGGCAGATACTAGAGGAGCCTGAGTCCTAGCCAGTCCTGTAAGACCGCCAGTTAACTCTCTCCCCTTGAGTATTCCCTCTGTCAGCATGCGTTCTTGACGTTGTGCAGGAGTCTCAATAATGTCGCTAAATAAAGATTGTATGTTGATAGCCATTACTTTAACCCTCTAATTTGTTCCCAAGATACATTAGCACCTCCTTCCAAAAGCCTTCTAAATAAAGACGCAGCATCTTGCTCTTTCGTGGTTTCTTGTTGTTTTTGACTCTTTAATAAGTCAAACAAACCTTGGTACTGCTGCTGTCTCAGAGCGTTTGTAAGCCCTTCAAATCCCAACTGGGACTCTATTGCAGATTCTGCCAAACCAGCCCCTAAGCCTAGCCCAGTGGACTGTAAAGTGGATGCTAGGCGTGAAGCCTCTAGTTGTGGAGTTAACGTCCTTAAAAGCTCTTGCTGCGGGGTGTAAGCTGTAGGTATAGCCCTTAATCCCAGCTCTCCTGCTAAACCCATTCTGCCTCTAAACTCACCTAAACCCGCTAGAGTCTGTTGAGACTGTAGGGCTTGTTCAGCTCTAGCTTGTTCCATAGCAGATATAGCAGACCCAGCGCGTTGTTCCTGAATAGCTTTGTTAAGTGCTAGTTGTTCAGGAGTGCCTCCAAACATAGAAGTACGAACACCACCTCTACCTTGATTAAACAGCCTTTCTTCTAACTGAAGGCCAGCTCTTTCTCTTTCAGGAGCTTGCATAGCCTCTAGTCTTTGGAATATGTCAGCTTCTCTACTAGCTCTTTGAGAAGGGTCTTGAGTTAACATACCTATCAAAGCAGACTGTTCTTGCCCTCTTTGTGCTGGGTCGCCTAAAAAATCAAAAGCCTGTTGCCCAAAACCAGTTAAAGACCTTTGCAATGCGGCTTCTTCAGGGCTTAAAGCTAACTCAGTACCTGTTTGAGATATACTCGCAGAAGAAGGTTGACCATAGACGTTAGTGCCAGTAACCGTAAATGGTTTAAACTGAGACTGCCTTGATACTTCACCTAGTAAACCGCCTTCGGCAGTAGGTAACTGAGACTGACCACCAAAAAATATGTTGGCTGTTTCACGGGCCTTGTCTATGTCTTTAATTCCACGTTCGGTTAAGACACCTTGACCTATGGCTCCTATAAGTCCAGCAGTAGGACTGCCAAAAAAATCTCCAGCAGCGTCATTTAAACCTTCCATCCATTGTGGATGCCACCATGCATCAGACATTAGTAGGTACCTCCATCAATAGTGCCAGTAAATGTTCCTGACACCGTGAGGTTTGCAGCAGTTGTTGTCCCAGTAAATGTTGGGGCAGCTAGATTAGCCTTAGTAGATACGGCTGTTGCTATGTTATCAAATTCCGTGTTCACTTCGGTTCCCTTTACCACTTTGGCAGGATTTCCTGACACCAGAGAATCCTTGGCAGCAAAGTTTGTTGTCTTTGTATAGTCAGTCATTAGACAATCCTTCCAAGTAGTGCATGAATGTTAAATTGTTGAATAGCAATAGATTTGCCGTTCACAGTTGTTTCTACTCCTACGGACACAACAGCTCCAGAACCAGAAGTATTAATCTTCTGTCTGTTAATTAAACTTAATGAGCTAGAGTATTCAGCCGTAGTGTTAAACTCAGATATATTATATTGTGCTGCGTTATTAGCAGGTAAAACGTATGCTTGTTTTTTATAAGCATTTGAGTAATCGTAAGCCCAGTTCAACACAACTGTGGCTTCAGAGCCATCAAAAGTAGTTAAGTTAACTTTCTTTAAAAATTTAAGAATAGAGCTATCCCCAAATGCCAGAGGGTGCGAGAAGTAACTTAGTTGATACGAGCCTGTCCCGTCTGTATAGCTATCATATTCAGCAATGCCAGTTGCGTTTCCAATGTAAATAGTGTCATCCACCAAATTAGTAAACCGTAATGGTGACATACTAGACCAAGTGGTAGCTCTGTATGAACCATCTTGGAGAGGAAACCTGGTATCAAAGACATACACCGTCTGAAGGACAGGAAAATTAACAAGGACAAAAGCCTCTTTAGGCGAATAATGTAATGAGATATTACCTGTTTCACTGGCTGTCAGATTTTTAATGTCATTGTTAACATTTTTAGAGATGTCACCAATAGGTGAGGACTTTTCTTGAATTGTTCTTGCTAGACTTCTTACGCCTGAACGGTCTAAAAAGATTAAATCCTTGCCCGTAGATACAACCGCGTCCCTAGAGACACATCCTATATTTGATATGGTATCAGCTAAAGTCATGGAGGAAGGAGAGTCAGCACCCTCATAAACAACTATAGAGTCTTTGCCAAAAATAACAAGAAACCCGTTATGAGCTGCTAGGGCTACAATCTCATCATATCCATTAGGCCATACCTTAGATATGTCTATAGAGCCTGTAGAGCCACCACTCCAAGCATGACCGTTTAATAGGTCGCTCCAATATATAGTAGACTTATCCGTTGCAAAGTCTGCAACAAACAACCTACCAAATGCGGCTAAAACTTCATTGCCCTGTGGTGGTGTGCCTGCGGCGTGAGCATGAGAAGACATTGCTTCAACATCAGCGACAGAATTTGTATATAACAATGGCTCATGCGCTCTTTGAAAAAAGTAAGCATGGTCATTAAAGTTAATTATCTTCCAGTTATTGGCACTAATTGTATAACTGCCAGGAGTATCGTCTGTTAAAGTAGACGTACCGTAAAATATCTTGTTGTTACCAGCAGAAAATATTTTAGTGTTACCACCTGAATCTCTATATTGATGTATAGCCTCTATACCGTCAGAGCTGCCTAGTACAGCAGGGCCATTGGTAGATACCATATCGTAACCCTTACGCGCAGCTACTCGTCCCTCTTTGTCAATAATGCAGTTATCTGCAACTGACGCAAAGGTAGGGTCTTGTGCTAACGGGGCATCTTGGGTGTTTATACCCGCAAACCCTGGAGCCGTAATAGTTATGCTTTGTAGTTTCTGGGCCATTATCGTACCTGAAAAGTTAACTCAGAAGGGTATCTGTTAGCATCAAATGCAATGGCATCAGATAAAGCAGTAGAAGCTACAGCAAATTGTTCTGCTGCACTTTGACCGCCAGTTTCACCTCTTTCTCTTAAAGCCATAGCGTAAGCTAGTTGTATTACAGGGTTAGTAGGTGCTAACAAACTATCTGAGTCAGCGGTCAAGTCAGTCTGTGGTTTAACAACATCAAACCTTAAAGCGTATGCCGCATCAGGCTTTGGATAGACTTGAACCTTTAAATCTCTATTAGCATCCGTACCCACAAATGTAAAATAATCAGGAGAGCCTGATTGTGGCGTGGTGTTGTAAGTTAAGTTGTTAAAATATTCTTTACTTCTTAAATTCATGAACCTTTTAGACGTAGTGTTCATTACATCTTTAATTACAGCTAAATCACCACTGTTAGTAAGTGAGTAGGTATCTGTTCCACTTACAGTGTTAATAGTTATAGAGTCTCGCAAAGAAGTCCAGTCAAAAGAGTTTTCTACAATCTTTTTAGCGTCATTAACCAAATCACCTATAAGATGAGAATAGTCAGTACCATTAGCTGTATCTACAGTGTCTTCTCGTAATCTTCGTAGAACGCTATTAATTAAATCTAAGTATGTCATTAGAATCGTCTTCCTATAGATTGAAGCATTCCCAAAGCCTTAGCTACGTTATCTAGCTCTGTAAACTTTGGCTCAAATAACTCTCTTGAAAACATTTGTTCGGTAATTGGTGCTTGTTGAGCTAAACCAATAATCAATCCGTTTCTTCCTGTACCAGTTCCTGTACCAGTTCCTGTACTTGTTGCTGTAGTTGTTGCTGTAGTTGTTGCTGTAGTTGTAGGTGTAGTTGTAGGTGTAGTTGTACCTGTGCCAGTGCCCGTTCCTGTTCCTGTAGTTGTAGGTGTTGTTGTAGTTGTACTTGTAGGCGTACTTGTAACTGTTGGTGTAACTGTTGATGTTGGCGTTGACGTAACTGTAGGTGTAGCCGTTGTAGTAGGAGTGCTAGTTGTAGTGCTTGTTGTAGTAGGAGTGCTAGTTGTAGTGCTTGTTGGTGTAGCTGTTTGTGTAGGGCTAGATGTAGGGCCAATAGTAGGGCCAATAGTAGAGCCAATAGTAGGGCCAGTTATGTCTAATAATCCAGATAGGTCAACTGCTGTGCTTGTGGCTACACCATTTGTATCTTTTGCAGTTCCTCCATGCTCTAATTTAAATCCTTCTCCCAAGTCTAAAATAC